CCTCGGCAGGTTCTTCGGCGTCACGCCGGCGGCGCAGGGCGCGGTCTTCGACTCGGGCGCTGTCGTCCCGATCGCCCGCGGCGGCGTGATCTCGCAGCCGGTCATGTTCCCAATGGCTCTGGCCGGTGAGGCCGGGCCGGAGGCCATCGTGCCGCTGCGCCGCACCGCCTCGGGCGATCTCGGCGTGCAGGCCCAGCAGCAACCGCTGCAGATCACGATCAACAACAACGCGCCGAACGTCGCCGTGCAGACGCGGCAGACGCCCGAGGGCCTCGAGATCATCGTCGAGCAGGTGAAGGCGTCCCTGGCCGCCGACGTCCTGCGCGGCGGCAATGAGTTCTCCCACGCGAGCGAGCGTGCCTGGGGCTTGAGCCGCGGCGCCGCTGCGGCCTTCTGAAGGTGATGCGATGGCGACCACCGCACTACTCGAAGCCCGCGCCTCCGCTCCCAGCGGCGAGGCGATCATCGAGACGCTCGAGCTGCGCCACCCGCTGTGGCCCGCGCCCTACTACCTGACGAGCTGGCCGCGGCCCTTCGTCGCGGAACTCGGCGACGGCACGACGGCGACGTTCGATCCGTTCCCCTTCGCCATCGTCCTGCCGACCGTCGACGGCGCGGGCCAGCAGGACATGCAGGTCACGATCACGAACGCCGACCAGCAGATCGCCGACGCGATCCGCCTGGCGCATCAAGACCCGAGCACGAACATCGAGGCTATCTACCGCGAGTTCCTCGGCTCCGACCTCGGCGCGATGCAGTCCGCTCCGGTGCGCCTCGCGTTCGATTCGATTCAGATCACCGAGGACGCGGTCAGCGGCGTGGCCGGCCGCAGCGACGTCCTGAACCGGCGCTTCCCTGGGGTCTGGTACGACGTGCAGCGCTTTCCGGGGCTTGACCGATGACTGCGCTCGTCATCAACAACGCCCGCGACGATGTGCATGTCAACACGCGGCAGACTGCGCGCGGCCTGGAGGTCGTCCTCAATCGCGTCATCGACGTCAACGACTTGATCGGCAAGCCCTGGCAGCGCGACGGGCGCGGCCCTGACGTCTATGACTGCTGGGGCCTGACGCGCGAGATCCTGCTGCGCATGCGCCCCGGTGCCTCGCTGCCCGATTGGGCCATCGACACGATGACGCGCGAGAAGCAGCGCGAGATCATGGCCGGCGCGTCCCAGGTCTACGGCGAGCGCATCGACGCTATGGAGCACGGCGCGCTGGTGCTCCTGCTGCGTGCTGCGCACATCGCCATCGTCGTCGGCGGCTGGGTCATCACCACCCGCCGCAAGACCGGGGCCGTCGCCGTGCGGGTTCATGAGTACGCGGCCACCTATCCAGGGCTCGAGGTCTACAGATGGCGCGCCTGATCGTCCTCTACAACCCGTTGGACACCAGCCGGCGGCGCGGCTTCGACCTCGAGGCCGGCATCGACCTGGGCGCGTGGCTCGACGCGAACGAGCCGCTGGGCGGCACGATGACGCGTGTCGTGTGGGCCGGCGGCGCGGAGATCGAGCCGGCCGGCTACGTGGTCCAGGCGCACGACGAGATCCTGGCGGCGATGCGCCCGGCCGGCATCGAGATCACCGCCGCGATGATCTACCAGGCCATCGCCAGCGCCATCATCGGCGCGGCCATCGGCTTCATCATGGGGAAGCTGTTCGGCCCTGGGAAACCCAAGGCCGGCAACACGCCGTCGCCGAGCCAGGTCTATGGCATCGCCCCAACCCGCAACGCCGCGCGCCTTGGCGAGCCGATTCCGGTCGCCTACGGCGGCCTGATTCTGGTGCCGGACTATGCGAGCCAGCCCTACACCACGTTCCTGAATAACAACCAGTTCTTCAGCGCGATCCTCTGCTTGGGCGAGGGCCATCATCAGGTGCACGAGATGCTGATGGGCGACTCGTCGGCCGCAGGCCTGCCGGCCGATGTCGCTTCGTATCAGGTCTTCAATCCGCAGGATCACAACTCGACCTACGGCGCGATCCAGGCCGCGACCGGCGTGCACGAGAACGTCGTCAGCAGCGCCGACGTCAGCGATCAGGAACTGCTCGCGCCGAACGACAGCGCGAACTACACGCCATCGGCCTGGTTCTGGCAGGCGATCTCCGAGACGAACGAGCCGGCCTTTCCCGGCGATGCGCTGAACTTCATGTTCTTCACCGAGGAGCAGATGCTCGCCGCGCTGCCTGCGAGCCCGGCGCTCGGCACGACGGCCAAGGCGGTGACCTACTCCTTCACGGTCGGCGACCCTGGCGAGGCCCGGTACAACGTCGTCGTGTGGCGGGCCTCGACCTACGACCCGGCAATCCCGCTGCCGTCTGGCTCCCTGGTGCCGCCGCCCAGCAGCCCCGACGCCGGCATGCCGCGCTGGATCGGTCCCTTCGAGACCTGCAAGCCTGGCCAGCACGGCACGCGCCTCGAGCTGGACTTCGTTTTCGGCGGTGGCCTCTACACGATGGACGGCAGCGGCAACCTGAACGGCCGCAGCATCAATGTCACGGTCGAGTACACGCCGATCAACGACGACGGCGCACCGACCGGCGCGGCCCTGACCCGCGTCGAGACCTTCTCCGCCGGCAGCAACACGCCGCAGCGCTTCTCGCGCCCGTTCGATGTTCCCTCTGCCCGCTACCGCGTGCGGGTCAAGCGCGACACCAGCACGGACGGCAAGGCGAACACCAGCGACAGCGTGCGCTGGACCGGGCTGAAGTTCTTCCTCGACTCGCCGGCCGCCGGCGCCGCGGTCTATGGCAACGTCACGCTGGTGGTCGTCAAGCTCAAGGCCACGAACGGGGTCGCGTCGGACGCGGCCAGCGCGATCCGCTTCCGGGTCACGCGCATGCTGGCGCCGCTGGGCGTCGGCGCGCTGGTCCCGACGAGCAACCCGGCCGACGCCTTCGTCGACATCATGACGGCGGCCTATGGCGGCAACCGCCCGCGCAACGACGACGAGCTGGACCTGCCGCTGCTGGCCGAGCTGCGCGCGAAGTGGGAATACCACAACGGCTTCAACGCGGTCTTCGACCAGCCCAGCACGGTGTGGGAGGCCCTGGGCCTGTCGGTGCAGACGGTCGTCGCCGCGCCGCTGCCAGTCGGCTCGCGCATGTCCATCATCGAGGACGTCCCGCAGCCGGTGCGCGTGCAGCTGTTCACCGACGCGAACACCGTCGCCGGCTCGCTGTCGATCACGCATCAATGGGACCGGGCCGGCACTCCGGCCGGCGTGCGCGTCGAATTCCGCGACCCGAGGACGTTCAGCGCCGACGCGGTCTTTGATCCTCCTGGCGCGCCCGACTACCAGACCATCGATCTGTTCGGCTGCACCTCGCGCGAGGTCGCCCAGCAGCATGCCGACCTGCTGCTCGACCGCCGGCGCCTGCAGCGGGTCAATGCCACGCTGACGACCGAGCTGGAGGGCCTGTCCTGCCTGCCTGGTCAGCGGATCGGCATCCAGTCCAAGACCATGCGCTGGGGCGCGTCGGCCTGGGTGATCCAAGTCGAGGGCGACCTGGCGCTGCACCTGAACGCTGCGATGCCCTGGAAGGATGGCGTGACGCATGCCGTCGTGCTGCGCGACCCGACCGGTAAACCCCACACGGTCGTCGGCGTCACGCGCGGAGAGACCGACGACGTCGTCGTGCTCCCCGGCCCGCCACCCTTCGAGATCCGCGACCGCCTGTTCCTGAGCGAGCCGACGCACTTGGCCTTCGGCGAGGTGGGCCAGGAGGTCACCGACTGGACCGTGCAGCGCATGCGGCCGCAAGGCCAGCAGGTCGTGATCGAGGCCATCAACTATGCGCCGGCCGTCTGGTCGCGGGCCGCGCCTCACCAGAGGGCCGCGTGATGGTCATCTACCCCGCCAGCTTCCCCTGCCCTTCGCGCGTCGAGGGTCACAGCCAGAGCATGTCGGCCGGCCTAGTGCGCACGCCGATGGAGGCCGGCAACTCGCGCCAGCGCCGCGCGCATCAGGTGCTGCCGACGCGGATCTCGCTGGTGTTCATGATCCACCAGCCCGACTACGCCGCCTGGCTGACCTGGGTCAACGAGTTCGCCTGGGACGACTGGATGACGATGAAGCTGCCCGGCCTCGAGGCGAGCCGCCTGGGCCTGGACACGGCCGAGATCACGACGCGCTTCATGACCGACCTGCAGGCCGACCTGCTGCCGGTGCATCGCCTGTGGTGGTGGCGCGTGCGCGTCGAGGCCGAATACGTGCCGACGCCCGAGCAGCTCACCCCGATCTTCTCTGGCGACTGGGTCGTCGCCGGCGTGCCGGCCTTCCCTGCGACCGACTGGATCGTCGCCGGCACGCCGCCGGACCCATCGCCCGACTGGATCAGCGCCGGCACCGCGCTGCATCCGGCAGCTTGAGAGGCAACGACCATGAGCAACGAATTTAAACGCATGCGGCAGCTGGTCGGTACTGCCGCCGACTGGGCTGGCAATGACCTCGTGATCGGCGACGGCGAGGTGGCCATCCTGCGCGACGGCTTCGGCAGCACGCTCAAGGTTGGCGACGGCATCAAGAAGTTCTCCG